ATTATTATGGCAATTACACAAGCTGTAGCTAACAGTTTCAAAGTGGAGATCCTGAAAGGCCTACACAATTTTACGGCTACAACGGGGAATACTTTTAAACTAGCGCTATATGACAACGAAGCAACTTTAAGTAAATCAACAACTGCTTTTCAACAAACTGACGAAGTAGGTGCATCAGGCACTTATGCAGAGGGTGGAGGAGCACTAACATCAGTAACACCAACTTTATCTACTGATACTGCTGTTTGTGATTTTGCAGACATTTCATTTACAAGTGCAACTATTTCTGCACAAGCCGCTGTTATTTATAACAGTTCAACTGTATCTGGATTAACCACTAATGCAGCCGTTTGTGTTCTTGATTTTGGTGCTGTTAAATCTTCAACTTCTGGCACGTTTACAATTACGTTTCCAGCGGCTGAAGCAACTGCTGCAATTTTAAGAATAGCATAGGAGATATAACATGGCCTCTATCCAAGGATGGGGCCGACAAACTTGGAACAGTGGTGCCTGGAACCAGCAAGCACCTGTATCTGTTACAGGTAATGGCCTCACGTCATCTCTAGGTACTGAGACAGTTGCCACTGACCAAAATATTTCAGTAACAGGTATTGGACTTACCTCTACGGCAGGCACTACTGTAGCAACTGGTATAGCTCAAGTTAATCCTACTGGAATTGCACTTACTTTATCTTTAGGCGAAGAGTCACTTTCAACAGATCAAAACATATCAGTATCAGGATTAGGCCTAACTTTATCTTTAGGTAATGAATCGTCAAGTGTAACAAAAACCACTGGTTGGAATCGTGACACAGACATAAATACTGGTGGATCTATAGGATGGAGTGATCAACAATGGGGTGCTGTTGGAGGTTCATTTGCTGTCACTGGTCAAGCTCTAACTTCATCTTTAGGTGAAGAATCTCTTACTACAGATCAAAACATTTCAGTTACTGGAGTAAGCACTACTTCATCTTTAGGAACTTTTTCTATATCAGGTGACGGACAAATTACAGTTGTAGCTGGATCAGAAACAGCCATGCAATCAGCTGTTGGCACAGCAGAGGCTGATCCTGAATTTGTTGTATTCCCAAGTGGTAACGCTTTAACTTCAGCTTTGGGCACAGTAGAGACATCTGTATTTGTAACGGGTGTTGGTATGACCTCTAGTCTAGGAGATGAAACTCAAGAAACAATTTACACAGCTCCAAGCGTATCAGCTACTTTAACTATAGGAACAGTTACAGTATCTGGAACTTCGACTTTGACAGTGACTGGTAATTCTGTTACAAGTTCACTTGGTACTCTACAAGGCACCTTCTGGTCAGAAGTAGACGACTCAAACAGCGATATTAGTTGGACAGAAGTTCATAAAGCTGCATAAAAGTTTTGACAAACTTTAGATTTTAACTTTATATAGGAGATATTATGAGTTCGACGTATTCGACAAGTTTGAGAATAGAGCTACAAGGCACTGGTGAAAATTCAGGAACTTGGGGTACTATTACTAATAACAATTTTTCTCAATCAATAGAATTTTCAATCGCAGGTACAGTAAATGTAGCTTGTGGAGACAACGCAGTTACAACACTGACAAATAATGATGGTCCACAATCTCAAGCTAATAACCAAGCTAGAAATGCACACATAAGATTAACTGGTGCTCACGGAGCTGTAAGAATTGCACAATTTCCTGCAACACAAAAACTTTATTTAATTACTAATGCTACAACAGATTCTGGTTCTTCTGGTCCATATGCAATGACATGCAGGCTAGGAGCTTCTGGTAATACTATTTCAATTGAAAACGGAGCTACTAGATTAGTAGCAACTAATGGTACAGACTGGTTTGATGTTTTTGCTTCACCAGGTACTGTAACTGCACCTGTGGATTTAAATGGTCAAACACTTACTTTAGACGCCGATGCTGATTCTACTATCTCAGCTGCTTCTGATGATGTAATCACATTTAAAGTTGCTAACGCAAATCAAATAACACTTTCAGATGGAGCCTTATCCCCGTCTACGACAAACGATATTGATCTTGGCACTTCATCTTTAGAGTTCAAAGATGCATTCTTTGACGGCACAGTTCGTATGGATGCAATTGGTTTCGGTACTACCTCCATGGCATTACCAACAGGTGATGGATCTGCTGGTCAGTTTATAAAAACAGATGGATCAGGGACTTTATCTTTTGCAACAGTATCTACTTCTATTGCTTTAGATGAAATTGCAACAGGTGACGCTGAATCAACTTTAGCTACTACGACAGGAAATATAATTTTAGACGCACAAGGTAATGATACAGACATAGTATTTAAAGGCACAGATAATACAGCTGATATAACCATGCTTACTCTTGATGGTAGTGAAGCTGGTACAGCAACATTTAATTCAGGTGCTGTTTTTGGAGGGTCTGTTTTACCTTCCGCTGATGATACTCATGATTTAGGATCTTCAACAAAACAGTGGAGGGACATATACACTGGTGACTTAAATTTAAACAATACAAAAACAAGAGCCAACGAAGTTGATGGCACATCAGGTCATTGGACTATTCAAGAGGGAGATGAAAACCTCTTTATTTTAAATAGATTAAATGGTAAAAAATATAAATTTAACTTAGAGGAGATTAAATAATGGCTTTAATAGTAGGTGGTGTAACACTCACAGGAACACAAGTTTTAGATGCAACTAAGCTCTCTGGGAATTTGCCCGCAATTTCAGGTGCTTCCCTAACAAACCTTCCAGCTCCAAGTGCTGCGAATGTCGGATCTGGTATGGCTGGTATAGAACTTGATCAGGTTGGCGCTACTATGATCGGCGTTACTAGCGTAGTTCCTCAAACACAAAATGCAACAATGGCTGGAAGTTCTTTATTTCCTGCTAATTGCGCTGGATCTAATGGACCATCATCAGTTTCAGGAACTTATAGAATCATGGGTATAATGCAAAGCCCAAATTCGACGGGACAAAGAGTAACCGCCGTTAAAAGGATTTCATAATGAGTATCACATTACTAGCTGCACAAAATCCAAAATGGGTTACTTTAAAAAAACCTACACTAGATGAAAATGGTCAACCTCAAGTTGATTCTAATGGAGATATGGTGCTTGAAGATCGAGTTGATTCTAATGGAAATAAAATAAAAGGTATAAACATAGAAACTAAATGGAGTCATTTAGGAGGCACGGATCAGCCTTGGGTTACTCATACTGCAACATCATTTGACACTGCAGAACATGGTAAAAATTTATATGATGCCATTATGAATGGTGATCACGGCACAATAGCTGAAGAATAATTTTATCTAGTTTAGTTTTATTTTTTTTGTCAAGAAAACAATTTCAAAAAGTTCTGTTGATTTCAAACAAAACATGTTTACATTAGGTTCTCACCAAAATTAATAATCAACAGGAGACAAATATGGATAATCAAGATTTAAATAAAGCCATTGCCTACCTTGCAGATAAGGTGAGCAAATATCACGAAAGACTATTAGCAGTAGAAAGAGACGTTAAAAGACATGAAAAAAATGCTGAACAGCATTGTTGTGATGATTGCACTTGTAAAAAATCTAATTAGGAGTAGAATCTAAGATATCTTTTAATGGAAAAGTTTAAATATTTTGTAGACGCAATATTTCCTGTACCTGTTTATTATTCATATGATGTAAAGAATTTCACAAAAAGTGAGTTAGATTCTGTAGAGAAACACAGAGAAGAAACGTATGGAAATGCTGGAAATATTACTAGCAATAATACGTATATTCTGGAAACAAAACCTTTTGAAAAATTAAAAAATATTTTGTTAGATCATGTTAACGAATATTTGAAAGTAATACATGCTCCAGAAAATAAAGATTTAAAACTTTATATTACTCAATCATGGTTAAATTATACAAACAATAATCAATTTCATCATGCACACTCTCATCAAAATTCTTTTATATCTGGAGTACTGTACATAAAAGCTAATGAAAATGTTGACAGCATTTCATTTGCAAAGACAGTTGAAGACAGTGTACGTATAATATCTAAAAATTATGGAATTTTTAACTCTTCAGAATCAATGAAACAAATTAAAACTGGAATGTTAATTCTTTTTCCTTCTAGTCTTACACATGGTGTAGAAATAAAAAAAGATAATGAAGAAAGAATAAGCTTAGCTTTTAACACATACTTTAAAGGAACTTTAGGAAGTGCAAAAAGTTTAACAGAATTAAAACTATAGCAAATTATAAAAAATCTACTTAGGAGTAGAACCTAGCATATCTTTTAATGATGGAGCAAATACTTTAATATCTCGTCTAATTTTTTCAGCGGTTGTTGAAGTGTTTGGATCATCTATATCTGATTGCATAGCTTCCTCAGATTCATATTCTTGACCTGTATCTATATTAGTAATTGTCGTTTCAGTTTTTACGTTGTATTTAGGAACAACTCTACCATCTTGTAATGTTACTGTTCCTATTTGCTCTGCATTTTTAATTATCGGCATTTTCTCTCCAATTTATATTAAAACTTAAAATAACTCTGTCCTCATTAGAGCTATTTGTTTTCACCTCATGTTGTAACCATGATGGGAAAAAAATCAATGAATTTTCTTTTGGTTCAAAATCTACGCTGTGTGCAGTGTATACAGAGGCCTCTTTTCTCTTTGGGGGTGATAACACCTCTGCTTGTGGTTTTGGCTCTAGAAACACTAAATTACCGCTTTTTTGAGGCACTTTTAGGTAATAAACTCCTGACAGATAATTATACGGATGTGTGTGCACATTATTTCTAGATCCTGGAGGATTAATCATACCCCATAAACCTGTCATTTCTGGAACATATTTTTCTTGTACATCTAAATGATCAAAGCATTCTTTTGCTTTTAATAATATATCCCCAACAGTGCTTTTAAATTCTACCTCTTTGTATAATTCATCATGACTATGCCAGCCTCCAATATTAGATCTAGGCATCCCTTTTTCATCTCTAGCTTTTATTTCGTAAAGTCGATCCACTAAGTGACCGTGGCCTTTAATCTCTGTCATCATGACAGGCGTAATAAATAATGATTGTAATTTCATGATATGCCTTTCTATAATTGTCCTTTTGTAACCTCCATAAAACTTACAATTATATGGACTTGATTTGCAGCATTAGCTTGTGCTTTTAATACGTCTGATTCTTGCAACACAAGAGGCTGAGATAATAATTCTGTTGTAGTATTAGTGGCAACACTTTTAGCTTTGAATAATTCAAAAGTTGCCGATGATCTAACTACCTCAAGATCTACTAGTGTGGTGCTTCCTGAATCATTACAAATTAAAATAGATTTTACTACATCAGTCGTTGGTGGCACAGGAGGAGTAGCGCCAGGGTTAGCCGTTGGCACAGTCAATATAGTTGTTAAATCTGTAGTTGTGATATCAACCATTGTACTTTTAAATGTATTAGCCAAGGAAAAAACCCTCCGATTCTGCTTCTTCTTTTAAATCTTGTTGATAGTTTGTGTTAAGTAAAAGAATAATCTGATCAAGTAGTCTAATCATTTGATCAAACTGACCAGCATCATACTCTGGAGTTGCGTTAGGTAATCTAGTTATTGTTATTTTAGCCATTATCTTCTACCATCTGGACGTAGTTGTATTTTCTGTGATCCAAGTCTCCAAGGTGTGTCGTTAACAGTATTAGTCTGATACTTAATTTTTACTGCTCTACCTCTACCTCTTACACTAATTTTTTCTGTTGTGCTTGTAATACTACCACTTGTTGTGACATTTGCACTAGATTGAGGATATTGTTCTAAAGTTAAAGTAGCGGTCATTGTATTAGCTAAATTTTTAAAGTCGGGAACCAATTTACTAACAGACATCAGTTGATCCCCATCTGCTATTTCTACGGAACCTGTTTCTAAAAACGCTGTAATAGCTGTACCATCTGCTTGATTATTTCCAGATTCGTGTTCATACACAAAAGATGATCCAGCTGTAAGTCCTAGAATTGTAGACACATTAGCTGTGGCGCTGGCACTGTATTCTGTTGCAATAGGTTTTTCATAAACATAAGCTCCTAACCATGTGGTTCTACCCAAACTTAATGTATACCAACTGCCCTCTAAATAATTATATGCCACTGCTCTATCAATTTGTGATGCGTTTGCTGAAGGATAATACCAAATTATTTCATTGTAAGCAGTGTTTAATCCAACCGCTATATCGTTTTTATTTGTGTAACTAATATCATCAAAAACAAAATCTTGTACAGAACAGGGCATTTTTTTAACAACACCATCGTAAAGATAAAATGCATCATCAGACATCCAATAAGCTACACCATTTACCTCTATGGCTGCATGTTGAGCTATCAGTCCTGCGTTAGCACCTAATTGTCTTAAACCAAAAGTAAAAGGTGTTCCAACAAACTGTATCCCATGTAGTGAAGTATCAGTCCATACTAATATTTGTCCTGCTGATTTTACAGCGCCAATAATTCTTGATCCGTCAGATATACGCAATGAACCTGCTTCATTAGTTGATACAGGAGTGTAGTCTGTTGCATCTTCTCTATCAGAAAATCTAAAAAATAAATCATCCTGTGTTCCCGTGCTACCTATGGTAGTTTCTGTGCCAAATATTAATAAATGTCTAGTGTCCGTGGAGACAAGACTAAATCTCGATGCAGTGGGAGCGTTGGATAAAGCTGTAGCTCTTGCAGATAAACCTCCAGAGGTGTCCCATACAAAGGTGCCCCCATCTAAAACAGTCGCAATCAAGTCCTCTCCAAAATTATCTAAAGACCAGTTTCTTCCTACTAGAACAACATCAGATGAAGAACTTGCTGTATCCCAAGTTCCACTGCCCCAAGTGTCTGTACCCCAACCTAGGCCATAAGTAGATGTGGCTGGTCCTACATTAATTTGATATTTTGCGTTACCTGATCCACCACCCCCCGAAGTTGATCCAGACGCTGTGCTAGTGTGCGTTACTGTATATGCGTTTGCACTAGTTATTGATGTGATTTCAAACTCTTGGTTCATATCAAGACCATCTATTGATGAAAATGAATCAAAGGTTACAAAATCTCCTTGTTTTGCATTATGACTGGTATCTGCTACAGACACAGTAGTAGTGCCATTTGTTGTAAAAGGATTAGTTAAAGCTTGAGTTTCACGAATGGGAGTGATGTCATAAAAAGCTCCCTCACTATAAATATATAATTTTCTATCTGTACCTAATGCTAAATATCTTAAACCATCTAAACCAACCCAAGAGTGAGTATCTCTCACAACTCCTACTAAAGTTTTATTAGGATTAGGTAAATTTGTCCAGCCACCCCATCTTTCTGGTTTGCCATAATGAAATCTAACGAAATCAGAATCAATATATTTACGTTGATCTCCTGCTGAATAAGCTGAGTCTTGTTTGTCTATTCCTGGTTTAAATTTAAGATCTACTAATTTCATAATTTTATAATAAATTACTTATTGTTTTGAGGCAAGAATTGAGTTCCAACGTTACCTTTAAAAGCATAGTTTCCATAATGAGTCATTCCAGATAGAATATCTGCATATATTTTACCGCCTATATTTTGCCATAAACGACAGAAAGCATAGTCCTCCGACAAGTATCTTTTAGTTTCAGGCTCTATCATTGTATCAAAAAAGGTGTAATTCCAATCTGATGTATTGTGGTAATTAAACTCTTTTTCGTGAGATTGATTTATGTGCTGATCTGGAATGAATTTTAAATCTGGATAGCTCTTTGCCATCTGCTCAAACACTTGTCTTTTAATTAGCATAAATCCAGTGGGTCCATCTAATACTTCAATAAATCCTTTTTCTAATAATATATTCTCTGGATTTTTTACGTTTAAATTATATTGCAAAGATTTAGCTAACAATTCGTCCTCTGATATCTTTGAGTCAATTTCTATATTTTTCTTTACTTTTATCCAATCAATTGTTTTTCTAGGATATATGCCTGTAGTGACATCTTTATCATAATCTAACATTCGAATAACCGCTTGTGGATTAAATGCTAGGTCAGAGTCTATAAATAAAAGATGAGTATAATCACCATCCATAAACAATTGCACTAAAGTGTTTCTTGCTCTCGTTATTAATGATTCATTACCAATAGTGCCAAATTGTAGTTCTATTTTATTTTGAGCAGATAAGGAAACTAATTGCATACAACTTTTAAAATAATCTGATGTTAACATGCCTCCATAACAAGGAGTTCCTATAAATAATTTTGTCATTCAGATTCTTTATAAAAAATATTTAACGTGTACCTTTTGGAGCTGTCCCCAAATGATTGTAAATCAGAATGAGGTATTTTGCTACCATTAAAAAATAAAGCTCTATTTTCAATAAACCCAATGTGAGAAGATAGTGATTTACCTGTCATAAATCCTGTGCCGTTGTTAAGAAGAGGCTGTCCCTTAACAAATAATAAAAAGTTTGCGACATTGTTTTTTTCAACATCAACGTGAAAAAGAGGCTCTTTATTGTTTTGTCTTACGTGAGCACTCACAGATATCGGCTCAAGGTTTCTGCTAGGAAAAAAATAGTTCTTTATTAACTTTAACAAAGGATCACTGTGAAAACTATGAGGAAATGTGTGTCTATGGCCATAGACTTGACCCTCTGGATTTTTAACCTCTCCATAGTTAATTTTTTGAAATGTTTCCTGTAATGATTCTAATGTTTCTATAGACAAAAAGTTATCTACATACATTACAAATTCTGTATGTTTATTGTGTTGCATACTCTACCTTTAAATATTCTATTTTTCTAACCCACCCTCTTGGAATAGCT